TTAATCTAAAGTCTAGTAACCATTCCGGTTCTTCTTTAATAGCACTAATCTTTCTTACAGTTTCTTCGTCTAATCCAGGCGGCAAACTATCCGCTTCTACTTTAGTATCGAAGCCTTGTTCGTATTTGCTAGTGTTGAGGTTATCGATGCTCATCCTATTCTCTCAACTTTAAGTTGTAGAGGATGCCCGGCTGATCTGGATACTGCAACTGCTTCTAAACATTTCTGTTCAGCAATCTCTGAGTTATATGTTCCGGCTACTGCTTGTCCATCTGAATGTACAGTTTGTGTTAATGTTTTTGCTGAAGTAATATTTTTATTAAATATCTCTATTAACAATGTTATAACAAACTCTACAGGAGTAAAGTCATCATTGTATATAACAACATTAAATCTGGAAGGATATCGAAGTTCCGTTGATGTTTTTGTTTTAACTGCCTCTTTAGCCATTTGTTACCTTTTACTATGTTTGTGTTTGAATAGTATTATACACTAATTTAAACTACTAAGCAACCTTTTATGGCTGTAATAGTAGGTAGCAGTTAAATTACCGCTACCCACATATTTACCACAAATCTTAAGATATTTTAATTTTTTGCGGTTTCATTGCATCAGGGACATTGCGTTCTAGTTGGACTCTTAGTAAACCATCTTGTAGTTTAGCATCTTTTACTTCAACGTATTCTGCAAGTTTGAAAGTTCTAAGGAAATTTCTTTCTGCAATACCTTTGTGTAAGTACTCAGTCTCAACTGTCTCACCTTCTTCAGCATCTAGTACATTTGAAGTACCAGTAATTTTGAGGGTGCCATCTTCAAGTTCAATCTCGATATCTGATTTTTTAAATCCTGCAATTGCAAGAGTAATTTCATAGATGTCGTTTTTGTTCTTAGTGATGTTGTAAGGCGGATAGCCTGTACCGTTTTGCGAAAATGAAGGGTCGTTGAAAAACTGCTCTGCCATTCTGTCGAAGCCGACGCTCATTTTATATAGTGGGGATAGTGAATCGGTTGTGATTCGGATCTGCTTATTCATAATTTTCTCCTTTTAAAAGCAAGTTAATTTCTATCTCTTCTTTTTAAACCCATATGGCGAATAAAAAGATCGCAGATTAGAGGTACATTCGATAGTGTGTGTCCTGTTCCTCTATTCTACTTGACTGTTCTTGTAAGTTATTTGAGGTGTTACCATCTCAAAATCTTTTAGTGGACAATCCCAAAGTTAATTTTTCGTGTCCTCCGAAAAGGTATCCTATTAACTAAAACTGCTACTTAAATTTGCAGTTGGGCGTTTTAGTATCTATTCTTCTTACCATTCGGTTTGTTTCACTTACGATTCACTTACCTTGTGTAGGAGTCCTTTCCTTTAAAACGGCAATTTATTTTACAGTATGCTTTTGTCTCTTACGATTCAATTGCACTTGTAGTTTAAATTGCAAAGTTATTTATGTAACTAGTATAATATATAGTGCTTTTTTGGTAAATTTCAAGTCAAAATATACATCTTTTGTTAATTTTTTGCGTTCTTGCGTTCAAAATACATTCGTACATACGTTTTTCTCACAATAGCAAATATGGTAAAGAAGAACGTTAAGAACACTGATGTCCAAAAGATTCTATCGCCTTCGCTTTCTAAAACCAATAAAAAAGTTCTATTTGCTATGTACAGCAATAACATGTTCAATGGGAAGTTTATAATTAATGCTAACCCAGTATCTTGTATTGATTCTTTAAATGCTCTAGCTCTACTCTCTTTCTTCTCATTATTAGTCAATCTCTGCATCTCCTATTATGCCATCGTATCCTTTGAAACGATAGTAAACTGTAAGTTCTTCACCTTTAGCAACTGGAATGACAGTGTGTAAATTTCTGTCGCCTTTGTCTGTGCTAATATAACAGTTAGGATTTTCTGAATGATTAATAAATCCACCTAATGGAGTTCTAACCCATTCGTGTCTATCTCGATTGTGTACTAGTACATGCGTTTCTCCTAGCACCTGACCAGCTTCTAACTTTGTAGTTGCATGTAATCCTAGTCCATGTGTAATACTATCTTTGATGGTCAAACCTTCCGGTAATGGTCTATATGTAAAATCACTAAATATTTTTTTACTGCTCTTGCTCACTTTCTGCTTCTCCTATTCTCTTCATACCTGCTTCTATGTATGGACCCAAATTAGTTATTGGGAATTTGTTTAAAAATTTTAATTCAAATATAATTCTCTCGTCTTTTGTCATCGGTCTTTTATCTGCTCGTATGACCACATTAACTGAAAACTGGTGTGAATTCTCTAGACTCCACGGATCTCCGTAATTCATTTCTACTACATGCGGTATATCATTATCAACAAACCAACTTGTAACTTTAGTAATTGCTTCATTGATACCAACTTCAGTTACCCACTCATAGTCTGCATCGTCATTTGCTGGAGCACACACAATCAAATGCGACTGTGTGTGATCCGAATTATGGTGAATACTTTTACTAAGAAAGTTTTTCTTATTGTTCGCCATATGAGACCGCTGTTACATTTTTAATAACAAAACTGCGCCAGCCTTTAGCATTAATATCGTATACTGATAAAGTGTTGTTAGGATTTTTAAGTACCCTAGGCTTCTTAGGCTCCGCACCTTCTTCAAGTTCTACTACAGGTACTAACGTGTTATCCAGTGTGCAAGTCATTATGCGTTTGTCACCGTCTTTCTTAGTGAAAGTAACTTCGCAAACATGTTCTTTAAGAAATGTTTTTAAACTAGTTCTGAATGTTACCCATTGATCATCGTTCCAACTATCCCAAATTTTCAAATCATGTTTCATTGTTTTGCTCCGTTTTTGTCTCGTTGAGTTTTTTAATAATACCTTCGTAACGTCTTATGTCTTCGTGTGTAGCATCGTTCTTTAATTTGTTACATTGCATACATATAATCCAAAAGTTACCTATTGAGTCTACCCCACCTTTGCTCTGTGGTATCATATGGTCCGTACTAGGAGTAGCCTCTGATGTCTTATCTTCATTGTTTTTGCCTAGCCCATAATCTAATTCATGTCCACAGTTTACACATTCTGGTTTGCATAGTTCTAAAAACTCATCGTAATCAACATTCCATTTCCGTGCATTTACATAGGCCCAAACAACTCGCAAGTCTTTGGATTCGCATACTTGCCTATAAAGTTCTCTAGTATGATATGTGCCTGGATCGTATTTAGGATATATCATCTTCATCTCCCATCATAGGTATATCAATTGGGAATGGCATAGGCACAAGTGTTTCACCAGTTGCCTTCTCATACACATTTATTATACCACTTGCAACTTTTTCTGTGTTAGCCATACCTTGATAGTTTGTAGGATATTTTTGCGAAAATTCATCTTTTATATCCAAATGCAATCTATTCATATCTTCAAAATGTGCATTACACTCAGCAAAGATATCATCCATTAAATCATCTGTGTACAAATTTGCATCTTCTAACAGTTGCTTAACTTTTAGGAAGCCCATCATAGTTGCAGTATAAATCTTCTCATTGGGCCAGTATATTCTCAGTCTAGTTAAAACTGTATACAAACTATCCGACTCCCATTGTTCATGACTATTATATAAATCTGTTATGTGAGTAATTGAGCCTGGGCGTCTAATCTTATACCCTGTTTCACAATCAGCACTAGTGACTACTCTTTCAATTTCTACTGCTTGTTCATGGCCCATTTTAATATGTTGTTCATGTATAAAGTATTGTGCCATTGGTGCCGAATCAACATTTAATGCTAACAGCATTTCTGTTTCTACATTAGGGTCATCGCTTTCTACATAAAACAATGGAATAGGTTGTCCTGGATACTTGTTTATATAAACTAAAATATGTTGTTGCCCGTCTGCTACAAAGTAATTACCTTCGCTATCTTTACGAGCTTGTCCACATGTCACTACATTAGTATTCCATTTCCTATCTAACTTCTTTTGATGTGTAGGTTCTGGATAACGTTGACGTTCGTAATTGATATATACAAGTTCTGGATCTACCCAGGCAAATTGTAATACTTGTTGTGGTATGTCTGTGCCAGGTGTAAATTTACCTGTACGTTGTTTTACCATTCTTGCAACTTTAGTTGCTTTTACTGACCTTACTTTACGACCTTGTGAAGGATCGAAAGGTGCCATTGATAGTTTTTTTCCTGTTGCCATTATTACTCTCCGAGTCTTTGACTGTTAATATTAAAACTAGTATATACTACTTTTCCTTTTTGTCAACCTTTTTAGATTGTCTTTCCCATGCCGCCTTTAATCCGTTAGGTATAGGTGGCCCATCATTATTAACTGGTGCTGGCATATCTGCATTTAATACAGATAGGTCATCTGCTTTCTTTCCAAAGATTGCATCATAGTTGTCAGCATACTTCTTTTGGTCTGTGTCTTTGGGTGCTGAGCCTTTTCCGCCATGCCAAGAACCATGCCCTTTTGGTATTTCAGTGTCTACCATTTGTCTGTATTAACTCCTCGAGTGTTAAAATTTCCTTTAGGTGATGATTTACTATAATTAAAAGGTACTGATACTGCAAATGGATCTGACATTCCTTTACCTATCCACTTAAATTTGTTATAAACTGTGGAAGGATTTACATGTCCTAAATATCTATTAACGCATGTATCTTCTTTTTCTGCGTATGCTTCTACTTCTTCGTATGTGCCATACACAAATTCATTGTTGTCTAGTTTTGCTAGTTCTATATTATTTTTCATCCTATGTTCTTAAATATTTGTATGTTGTCATAGTACATTGGGGGATTATCAAAATTATAATAACTATGTACTGCAACAAATATTGCGGATAGTACAACCAATGTAATTATTAAGTCTGGTAAAGGATTTCTCATTACTTGCCTATGTCCTTAATGTTTGCTTTACCAATCACTTGATATGCACCTTTGTTATATGCTGGTGCAATAGTGTACCCTGAACTAATTTGCTTCTTCTCTTCTTCCCACTTCATGTCTATACCGCCACTACCAGTGCCTGCTTTAGACATTGTCATACTTGGGTACTTGTCAGTATGACATTCTACAGGTGCCACTACGGGCTTCCTGTTGGGCTTAAAGGCCTCTCTACTCCTAGGATCAACCCTAGGTGATATACCATGACAATAATCAACATATTGCTCGAATGTCAGTTTGGGAATGCCCATACGTTTATTCTGCTTGTTTTTAACTCGTAAACCTTCAGACCACTTGGCTATGTTAGCCTTAGTCATTTTAGGCTTGTACTTTTTGTTCTTAATGGTCGTGAGACCTTGAGCTAAATGCATTGTCATAGTATATATTATACCGGATTATCTGGTAAATGTCAACCTATTTTATTACTTAATACGTCTCAGAGCACCCATATTGTATGCCGCAAATAATACTAAGGGCAAGAACAATATAACTGTTTCCGCTGTTTCTGTGAGGTTAAACAGGCTAATAAGGTATCCGTATCCAACTACGACTACTGTTAAACCTAACAATATGCTAAGTCCCATAAGCATGTTTAATGCCATTTCTTTTATATCTATCATATGTACTCCTATGATTTTGGTTAATTAAAGTAATATAATACACTATGTTGTGGTTGTTGTCAACCAAAATATGCATATAGTGTGTTTTAGTCAAGCGAAAAGGTAGCACTAAGTACTACCTTTCCTGTTATTAATAACTAAAAGGACTTTCTAAATATCTTTAGAATGTTTTTGCTAGTGAAAATACAAATGTATCCTCATCAGCAAGTCCTGATCCGTCTTCAGCGGAAAAGTCTACATAAGCAATAGTTCCTTCTATGTCATAAGGCATATCAAAACTTCTACTTACTGACCAATTATCGCCTATAGTGTCCCAAGTACCGTAGGATATGTCAAGCATACCTAATACATTGTACTGAACTTCACTATAGTCTTTGAAGCCATCTTCGCCGATAACATGAGTTAAACCAAAGTCAGCATAGCCAACATTGATGTAGTACTCAGTACCATCTAGAGATTCATCTCCGGAATATGCATAGTCCATGTAGCCAACATCAAGACTTACGTCTCCCATTGAACCACTCCAACCAACATACATGTCAGTTTCTCTGTCAGCATCACTGCCAGCAAAGTCTACTTCCGAAGCCCAAACGCCTGTATAGAAGCCACCGCCGATGTCTAAATCTAGACCCATTGATAACGCACTATCGCCTTGTGTTTGAGATTGTCCTCTGAAAACATAGTCTGAACCCAGACCAACGTTTCCGCTCACTGAAGCCGCATTGGCTCCGAACGCCATTATAGATAGCAATAATACAACTGCTACTTTAAATCCGTTCTCTATATTGAATAAATTTTTCATCTATTCCTCCTTTTTTATTATTATATTACTGATATTAACAGACAGATATGCCGCCTGTTTTGTCACAGTAATTAACTATTATATGTTCTTTAAGGGTAGTTGTCAACCTTATATTTCAAATACCTCGTCATTTGGGGGATCAATATCGTGGTCAATGACTTCGATTTCAACAGATTTCTCTCTGCGTCTTTTAAAATTTGTTAGCTCTATATCACCATCCGACAACAAAAACAGTAGGCAAAGGATGATATTTAATTCCAGAGGCTTTTTAGGTTTCCACTTTCATTTTAACATATTTTACTCAAAAAAAATGCACACCTAAGTGTGCATTTTTATTTAGCCTACGGCTAAATCAGATACTTACGAAGTGGCAAGTGCTCTGTAACCAGCGGCAATAACAGCCTTAGAAGCTGTACCTAAACGGTATTTGCTAGTTTGTCTACCTTTAGTATCAACATGATTGTTGAGATAGATAGGGTATCCTTTGAAGCGTAGTGATTGAATCACTGCTTGTGGGTTACCAACGTTAAACCTTGCGGCTATTTGTTTTGAAGTAAGTTCTGCACCACCTGTTAGGGCGTTTAGTACTTTAGTTTCTTTGCTTACGAATGTAGTAGTCATATGACCTCCTATATACATTTTCTTTATGTTAAGGACAATTCCTTAACTTACATACTATTATACGTCTTTTTGACTAGAAGTCAACCTTTTTTTGTATCTAAATACGTTTCGTTGTGAATCCAACGGTTTTTCTTGATAAATCCCCATTCTCTAACACGTGGACCTACAAAAAATAGAGTCCAAGTATCAACAGTAAGGTCAAGTTCAATACGATGCAGGCTACGGCTACCAGCAATTTTAATAGTGCCCGGCTTACGCCAAAAACGACCTTTAGGAGTATGCTCCCAATAGCCGCCCCTAAGAATAATAGTACAATAACTCCAAGGATGGTCATGAAGGTCATCTGGGTCTCCTTTGTGAAAATTGTGTATGAATACGTTAAATGGGAACCATTTCCTGTCTTTGAGGAATAGGTAATATCTTGTTAAATAAGGCTCTTTGTCTACTCGGTCCAGTATTATTCTCTTCCTACCTAACCTATCGAGCCAATTAAGTATCTTCATTCTGAGCAACCCTCTTCCTTAGACTTGTACTACTAAAACTATGGTCTCTGCCATTATAGACTATCTTGCAACCACGTACTTTCGCAATGTCTTTGCCTGTGAAGTCTTTAGTTTTATATTCATCCCCTAACACTCTAACATCTATTGGGAGTGTTAAGAGCAAATCTGTTAAATCTTGCTCTGTTGTATAGACAACTATCTCATCTATATATTTGACTGCCGCCAACTGAATCTGTCTTTCAACAATTGATTGTATTGGTGCGTTTTTTGAATCTGGTCGATCCACTGTTGGATCTGTTTGTAAGCCAACTATTAAGTAATCACAATGATGCTTGGCTTGTTCCAACATTGTTATGTGTCCTGCGTGTAGTAAATCAAATGTACTACAAGTAAAACCTATCTTACCGCAATCTTTATAATTTAATCTCATTCTTTGCGCCTGCTTCTATTAAGTAAATACTCTTATGCATAATCCTTTAACATTTTTTTAATCTCTAATGCATGTTGTTCTTCTTGTCCTATTTGTCCTCTGGCATACTCTTCCAGGTATATACTAGCGTCATAGACTTCTTCTAACAACTTTTTATACAAGTTTACTGCATGAGTCTCATGTTCTAAACTTTCTTGCAGTATCGCTACTATAGAATGGTTATGTGACTCTTCAATTGGTGCTATAACTTGACTAGGATGTCCGTCTAAGCCTGTAATTAATTCTCCGGCTTGTAAGGCATGTGTTAAACTTTCATTTGCCTGTTCTTGTAGGAACTGCACAATAGGAATTCTGTAAGGGCCTGTAATCATTAATGAACTGTGTGCGTATCTAACAACACCAGCCATTTCATATTCCACAATCTCATTAAGTATATCGCATACTACCGGTTCGTTCAGTTCTCGCATTTCCATTTATTCTCCGTCATAATAATATAGGCGTTCTATATCATCTTCAGTTGTTTCTTCGCCATATTGTATCTCTATAATATGACAAGGTTCATTACTTCTATTTACTACTTGATGCCATTCATTTGCTTTAATCTGGAAAGTTTCATCTGTTTTAAGTGTAAACTCTGTAAAGTTATCTGGGTTACTAACACTATATTTTATATCGCATTCACCCTTACTTACAAACCAAATTTCGCTTCTCTTAAAGTGCCGTTGATAACTTATGCCTTTCCCTGGTTCTATTATCAACTCCTTCACTCTTACAGCATCATCTTGGAACAAGTCACTAAACTCGCCCCATACTCTACGCTCTGTTGGATATTTCCATTCCTTTAGTATCCAACTGCTTGAGTTTGCTTTGTCTTCGCCGCCGACTCCAAATGCAAACTCTATACCTGCTATATCCATCTCTGGTATATTGTCTTCAGTTCTATCACCTCCGTTACAAAAGACTATTTTATAGTCAGGGTAGGCTTTCTTAGCCTGTTCAAGTGCCGCTTTGGCACTACCGTCTTTATCATCGAAACCCCAAACACTATCTACCATGTCTAGTCTATCAATAATACAAGCTCGTTCTTCAAAGGACATAAAAGGTCTACCTTTTTTCCTTGTTAACCATTCGTCACTATTAAGTGCCACAACTAATTTGTCGCCTAAACGTGCCGCTGATTCTAAATATTTAATGTGTCCGCTATGTAGTGGATCAAATCCACCACTAACTATGACTACAGTTCTTTGCATTATAAACCACGTTTTCTCTGCATTGTCGCGATCCTATCATTATAGTCTCTGACACGTCTTGTTTTACGTTTAGATTTTAAATACTTTGTACCAGTTGGCAAGTACTGTTTCATTGTACCAGCGGCTTCCATTTCACGAACCGTCTTTTGCCATCTTTTAACTGCTTGTTTTTTCTTGCGATTACGTTTAGCACTAGGCTTTTCGTAATACTGTTGTTTTGCTAATTCTTTTTGAAAGTCTGATTTTTCGAGTCGTCTTTTTAAGATTCGTAATGCTTTACCAACATCACCGTTCCTAACTTCTATCTCGCCGTTGTAACGTTCCAAGTAGTGTGGTTCCTTCTTTGGAGCGAAATCTCTTTTCTTATTGTTCCACTCTTTAGTGTAGGATTTATTTCCTTCTCTACCCTTGTCTTTGTTCAACTTTTACCTCTTAATTTAATTTTATATTCAGAATCAATCTTTTCATTACCGTTAGTATATACTAAAGTAGGATATGAGTCAACCGATTTTGTGGGATATTGCTTAAAAAATATATTTACAACGCCTTCTTCCTTTAGTTTAGGTGCTCTAAACATAAGATTGTGCAAACTATTCTCTACAATTGATTTAAGACCTCTAGCACCTGTTTTACGTTTTGACGCAATGTTGGCTATGTCTTTAATGTATTGTTCTTGAAATGTTAATTGTATTTCATCGTATTCTAACAACTTTTTAACTTGTGGTATAACACTTGCTTTAGAGCTTGTTAGTATTTTTACCATGTCAGTTTCTGTTAGGTCATCTAGAGTAACAAGGTTTGGCAACCTGCCTACTAGTTCTGGTATAAGTCCGTAACTTATTAAATCATCATGGGTTACATGTTCTTGCCAGTCATTTTTAGTTTTGTCTTTGAGCGTAGAATTAAACCCCATTGCTTTCTTTTGTACTCTAGCATCAACTTGTTTGTCTAAGCCTACAAAGGCACCACTACATATAAACAGGACATTGGTCGTATCAAACTCTATGTTGTCATAACGTTTGCCACTGCCACTGCTTACTTTAATTGTAGTACCTTCTATAAGTCTCAATAGTGCTTGTTGTACACCTTCTCCACTTATATCCTTTGTATTGGCGTTAGACTCACTGCTACGAGCCTTCTTATCTATTTCATCTATGAATACTATGCCTTTTTGTGCAAGTTCTACATTCCAATCACATGCATTAAGTAAACGCTCTACAACACTTTCAACATCTTCGCCTACATAACCTGCTTCTGTTAGTGTTGTAGCATCTGCTATTGTGAATGGTACTTTTAATTTCTCTGCTAGTGTTTGTGCAATAAGTGTTTTACCTGTGCCGGTAGCACCTAACATTATCACATTGCTCTTTTCTAATTTAAAATCATCTGTTTGATAATATATTTTTTTGTAATGATTGTATGCACATACACTTAGAACTTCTTTTGCGTATTCTTGACTAATAACTGTTTCGTCTAAATGTGCTTTAATCTCTTCTGGGGTAGGAATTGTTTCAAAATCAAACTCTTCTGGTATTTCTTCATCATTTAATATTTTATAACTAATGCTAATACATTCATTACAAATATAAGAGTTTGGTCCTGCTATAAGTTTCTTAACTTCGAAACGTTTTTTACCGCAAAAACTACATGATAAATTTTCTGTGTCTTTTGTGTTTGCCATTACTTTTTAATATACCTCGGCTTTCCATCTTCATCTGAATCTGTGTCGCCACCGTTGGGTAGTGGTATTGCCCAGAACCCTAATTGTTTATTTACTTCATCTTCACTTAATTTACTGATTATATCGAATATCTGCTCTTCTGTTAAGTCATCTTTGTTTAATTCGCTTCTTGCCATTAGTTGTGATGCGATTCTAAGGTCGCCTGTTGCTGGTGCTTCTACTTGCACTGGTCTGCTAGGACCTTCAACAGTTTTTTCTATTACTCTAATAACTTCCTTCTCTACTATCTTTTCTACTGGAACTTCTACAATCTTCTCTACAATTCTTTCTACTATCTGTGGCTTCCCTGGAACAACATGTACACGTTCTGGGCCTTCCTTAGTAATAATCTTTTCTACTATTTTTTCTACAGGTACTTCGACCTCAACGATTTTTTCGATTTCAACTATCTTTTCTACAATTCGTTCTGGTCCGGGGACTTCAACTTCAACGATTCGTTCTGGTCCGGGAACTTCGACTTCCTTGATAACCATTGTCTCCTTTTCGACCTCGACTGGGACTTTGATCTCAACAATCTTCTCGATGACTTTCTCAACTTCCACCTCCTTAGGTTTGTTTTTAAGTTCTGTTTCTAAGTCTTCTATCATATCCAAAGCATCAGCCATCATCTCTAATGTCTTTGCGTACTTTGTATTCAAACTGTCTAAGGCTTGTTTAACTGTTAGTTTTTTTCTTGCCATCTTTAAGTTTTTTCTCTAGTTTCTTTTCCAATGCCCTAATGGCTGGAGGTGTTGATAAATCTACATCTTGTTCAACTACCCTTTCGACAACTTTTTCAACTTCTTTGATGACCTCAACAGGCACTTCCTTAATAATTTCTTTTGTGATAATTTGTGGAGATTGTTCCACTTGATTGGGTTTGGCTTTGTCCTTCACTAATCCGTAATCTTTAATGTCATCGGTTGTTGTGTCTTTTAGTTGTTTTCTAATGTCCGGACCTGCCTTTTCTAAATTGATTCCATAACGTAATAACGTTTGGTTAGCCGCTATAACTAGCATAACTGCAAGTGGATCGAATACAAAAACAAGCATTAGTATGAATACTTGTACTGCTTTGTCTAATAGGTCTTCGCTGTCACCACCAAATAGTAATTGTGCTACATACTTGATTGGTCCCACTTCTTTTTCTAATGTTCTTACAACACTTTCTGCTTCATACTTCTCGTCTTTTAGTGTTGAGATCTTTACATATATTGTATCTATTTGTTCGTTGAATTCGTCTATTTTTACAAGATTAGTATCTTGCTGGACTGTATTACTGTTTCGTAATCTATTAATTTCTGAGTTTGCCTGGTCTATAGTTTTCTGTGCCTGTGCTCTATAGCCATCTATGTTTGCTTGTTGTTTATCAATGTCTACTTTAATGCCATCACGTTGTTCTTTCTGAGACGCGAAAAGAGTGTTGGCTTGGGCAACATAGTCTATTGTTTCTGTTTCAGCACGTCTAAACGTTCCGCCTGCATCTGTTTCAATTACTTCTACACCTTTTTCTCTAAGGTTATTTACTGCTGTATCTAATGTTGCTAGTTGGTCTCTTAGACTTTGTATTTGTCCTTGGGCATATTCTATATCGCCTTGTACTCTTTCCCAAGCACCATCTCTAATAGATTCTTGTTGCTGTATGCTTTGACTAACATCTACTGTTCCACCTATACCTAGTATACGGTCTTCTAGTGTTGCAATTTTATTTTCTTCTCTACCTATTTGTCCGTCGATACGTTCTACGATAGCAAAAGCATCTCCACTTTCACTTGCTTGATCCAAATGTGCTTTACTAAGATATCCAAAGATACCCATACTTGTAATAAGCATTAAAATAAAGACTGCGATAGAAAGATATGTTCTAAGTAGTATGCCTGTTTCATTCCAGTATCTGTAAAGCCAACTCGCAGTCAGCAGTTTACCTACCTCCAATGTTCCAGCCATAATGGCTATGGGCATTGCGGCGGCACTGAAGATTGCCATAAGTCCAGCTATGCTAAACCAGGCGGCTACTCCGGCGATGGCAAGAGCAGTTATTAATGTAAGGATACCAAATAACATGCAAGTATTTATCGGTATTTCGCATATAGTTGATACATCTTGAACATAAATATCAGTATGCAATTAGAATGGAAACACAATCAAGAGCAAAACCTCTTAAAAACAGTAATTTTTAACGAAATGAATCAAGAATTATATTATACTACCGAAGATGGTGGAACTACTATTAACAAGTATTTCAATGATAACCATATTCAAACAATTAATAACACTAAACATGCAGATGAATGGGAAGATGAAAAGCATTTTTTATCTATGCATCATTCTAAATATGTAGGTGTGTATAAACCGTTATGGCATCTAATAGATATGACCGATGAAGAATATCATTTATGGGTAGTAGATAATAACTGGCAAATGGCTATGCCTTTATATGGAATCAGTGATGATGGCGTTTATTTAGATAGACTGCAACGTCATGCTTATGTACAAGAAGGACGTGACATGGAAAATGTTGTACAAAATGAATTAGAAAAACTTTGGATTGAAAAGGATAGTGAAGGAAATTATTACCAACGAGAATGGTGTGAAGAAAATAATAGTTTTTACAATGTCCAACCATGTTGTGTGTTTCCACACAACCCAGGTAGAACTCTACTTAAAGACTATTCTACTTAATTTCTTAATTCAGTAAATTCTTCTGCAACAGGCGAATCTATAAATCTCACCTTTCGATGGTCATTAAGTTCAACAGTAGCACTATTATGTTCATGCTCTCTAACTGTAACTCTTTGTACCCAACATCTGTCGCCATACATTGTGCTAATAATATCTTGAGCTTTATCAAACACCATTTCAGCAAAACGTTCACAGCCAACTGCTGGCACAACTCTCAAATCAATCATGTTTTTATCTTGTAACAGTAATACTGTTTCCATTTCTGGATCATCTTCTGCTACTAGGTATGTGTGGTCAAACATTTCACCTAACCATTGCTTCAAAGGTTTTAAAGCACCAAAGTCAACTACCCAATTCTTTTCATCTAGTCCGTCACTGCCGAACTGTAATTCAAATTGTAATGCATAACCATGTATTAAGTTACAATGGCTATCTGCTCGCCATTGTCTAAATGCACAACTATGTCCTGTTGAGTGTGAATAGGTTTTTCCGCTATAGAATCTTTTGCTCTGTGTCATGTAATTATATCCGATGTTTGTTTCTGATAGCCTTTACTAATTTCTTCATTAGTCTTTGCCATTGTCATAACATGATTAGCTGATAGTGTTATGGTTGCTTCTGGTGATACCGTCATCATGTAAGGCATTAAACCAAACCCACTTTCGCTTCTGCCGACAATTAACGGCTTGGACAATTTCATAGATCCTTTAGAATCCAAATCGTCTTTCTTTAGTATTGCAACAAGTTCTTCGCCAGTGCTTAATCTCACACTAACAATCTCGCCTTCTTTAATAACTTCTAGTAACATATTTTATTCCTCTAATATATGCATTATACAGATTATATATTAAAAGTCAAGTATTATTTTAAAGTTTATTGGCTAGTGACAAAACCGGCTTGTTCTAAAGTTACATCAACTACACCTTCTTCGATTAATCTTCTACGATTAACCATGTGTGCTTCGATTAATTCTTCTTTGCTACCGCCATAATAATCAACACAATGTCCAGCTTCTAATAATGCATCAACTACACTACATTGCTCACCATCTTTATCAATTATAAAGTCACCAAGGATTCTTCCAAACTTACCTTTCATGTCTTCGCCTGATTTATTGATTTGTGTTTTAAGAATTGAAGTTTTACCCAACATTGCCTGAAGGGCCTTTTTTGCGGCTAAGCCAAATTTCTTTTCTATCTTATCTCTTGTTCGACTCTCTGGTGTGTCGATACCCATAATCCTTACTCGTTCATCGCTGAGGATCACACCGAAACCTAAATCTATATCTACGTCTACTGTGTCTCCGTCAACAACTTTAAGTATTTTACATCTATACTCGTACATTGTAACTCCGTGTTTGTATCCTACATGATACACGAAGTATTTATCTTAAACTACTGTTTTAATCGTTTCTAACTAAGAACGTATGATTGCTCAAAATAGCAACTACTGGATACACTTGACCCCAGTTAGGACTACTGATATTATGGTTGTAATAATGTGTCGCACCACTCGTTGGATCTATGGTAACACCTTTTAATGCTAACAATGAAACTTGTACACTTTGTTTCCAGGCTTCCATGTTAGGAGCAATCTGTTTTCCTTTGGCTTTACCTTTTTCGTATATAACTTGAATGTTGTCTGACTTGCCATCACAATACCAACTGAACTGGCACATACCAATGATTGGTACTTCATAGCCTTTCCAATTTGTTCTTAGTTTTGCTTGTTTAGTAACACCACATACTGAACCAGGATATTTTTCGTGTTTAACTCTATTAAGAGTAACATGTGCTACAGCACTTTTGCCTGCTAGGTTTTCACCTTTGGCTTCCATAAAAACATTTTGTGCTAGACAAAACGCTTCTTCCTGCTCAATTTCCACACCATTTACATTGTATGGAGCATAACTTATCATCATGCTTGTTAAAACTGCTATTAATGTATCCATATTCAAACCTTCTCTTAATTAACTAGTATATTATACCGGATTTACTGGCAATTGTCAAGTGTTTGTGTAAGAAATATTTAGTCGATTGCTACGAATGGTATTCTGCTAACTTTACTCCATTGTTCATCAGCAGTATATGATGCGGCTTCTTCAAACGTGGGCATTGGTGGTTTTACTTTAGTAATCACAGGAGATTCTGTTCCGCCTGATGGTGACATTTCTTTATTAAAGTCTAACCAATGCTGGTCTTCTGGTTTAAGTTTTCTATCACTTACAATAGCATTCACTGGACACTCTGGTTCACAGATAGCACAATCAATACAGATTGCAGGATCTATTACTAGTGTATTTTCTAATTCAAAGAAACAATCGACCGGACACACCTTTACGCATGTGGTATGTTTACAGTCTACACATTCTCCTTTAACAACGTATGTCAATTACTACTCCTTTCGTTTGATACCATTATTTAACCAAAATCAGGCTTTTCGTAATGGTTTTTCCGTTTTAGTGTAAATATTATTAACAGTTTGGTATTGAACCGGTTGATGCAAAAATATTTCGTCACTCATTAAGATACGATACATAGTAAAGGAACTCGGTGTTCCCCAAACTGTAACACTAAAAGACTCCGGAGTCACGTTTGTGTTAAACTTTGTAGATACAGTTGTTCGCTGGCTAGATTCTTAGCTTTTGCTTCGCATTGGATATCGAAATCCTGCCAGAAGGTCAAAGCCCATTCATTAACTTTTTCATTAGGATAGTAATCCGAGTGTGCTCGTAGCTTCTGCTTCTTACAACCCAATTCTAATAAATCCTTAATGTCGTGCATATCTCCATGCTGATGATTTGATTCAAGCAAGGATGGCTCAGGCAACCAATCATCTCTACTGTAACTATAATGACAAGCAGGACGAACTCCTCGCCAACTGTCTATAACTTGTTTAACTCTGTCATCATCTGGTTGTATGTACTCTTCATCTCTAATCCAGTGATGGTGTATATCTAGCACAAGAGCAACATGGTCAACTAGTTTGAGACTTTCATCTAAGCCATGACACATTTCGTCATTCTCAATAGTCATAATGTTTCTTGCTTCGGGAGATAGTTTAGGCAGTATGTCAATAATACCTTGAGCACCTTTCCTGCCTGATATGTGTACGTTACACTTGAAGTCTTGGAACTCTTTGCCATAGCCCATCCACCTTGCCATGTTCACATGATACTCAAATTCATCAACACTACGCCTAATAACATCTTCATGTTCAGAAGCAAGAACAGTAAACTGACCAGGGTGGAAACTGAGACGTACATCTTTCTCTCTAGCAAGTTCGCCTACTTTAGCAAAGCCTTGTTCTAGCATTTTAATATTAGTTGGATCTTGCCACATGTATGTCCAATCTTCTTGTGTAGCACCTGGCAGTTGATTACTGCCTAGTCTAACCATTCTACGATTCTCAGGTAGTGTGCTAACATACTCTATTAAGTTATATGCCGCCTGCATGTTATGTGTAACAAGTTCAAGCATACGTTCTTCTGCTACAGCCTTGTCTTGTCTGTTAAGCCATGTAATAGTAGTCTGGCGTTCTGTAAAGTTCTGCTGTATTTCCTTGAGAACCTTAGGTGTTTGTGTTTGATCAGGGTCCATGTATTTGCAACAGAAACCTATACGTTGTATATCATTATCGAACATAAGTTACCTATGAGTTATGTAAATGTGTAAACATTGCTAAATTATACTACCATCCTAACGCAATGTCAACTAAATATTGCTATGAAACACGATTTTATTTTAACATGCGGAGATAGTTGGACTGAAGGGCATACAGACATATTAGAATGCCTACCTGGTGAAACCTGGCCCCACCTACTTGCAGATATGTATAATGTACCTTATGTCAATGTAGCATTTGGTGGTGCGTCTAATACTGTTATTGCTATGCAACCTGTACAAGAGGATTTAAGTGATAAACTAATGGAGGCTAAAAATCCACTAATAATATTTAATTTTACTGTTCATGGTAGATGGACATTCTTTCATCCTATTAAAGGAAGATTGCATTCACATTACTCAGTTAACCCAGACGATTATACAGAAGAGAGTGGGTGGATTGTACAAGGACAAAAAGAGGTGGTTACTAGAAGTTTAATATTAAATGATGCGTTCATTGAAGACAGTTGGACACGACCTTGGCCCTTGCAAGGAGGATTCGATGACCCTGGGGGTCCTGTGGATTATCACAACAATATTTCTGGAAACAACAAAGATCCTCTTTTCCCAGAAGAAGATGATGAAGGGTTTAATCCAAACACTGGACTTGACAGGAAAAGTAAGTATTGGTTGAACCCATGGATGTATGCAACACATCAAGCAATCAGAATGGTACTAAACTATAAAAAACTAATGCCACATGCTACTATCATGTGGGGATTCATGCATGAAAGAAAAGAAGAACTTTGTTTCGGCAAAGACATATTCAGTATTGTGGATCAAGACCAGTGGATGCAAGACGAAGAAGGTAAAAAAGTACTATACCCTGGATTAGAAAATTGTTACAACAAATACACAGCATGGGAACCACTTGAAAGATGCGTAATAGGAAGATACAATCTAGAGGGTGATGAACATGGCAACCCTATGAGAGTTAGTGTAGACGATACTCATCCTAACAGAAAAGGCTTGAGAGTTATTGCTGATGCAATGTATAACTGTGTCGAAGGGATACACAATGAAAAAGTTTGACGGCATTATAGCATGTGGAGACAGTTTCACTTGGTATAACAAAAATGTATTTGAAGATACTTGGCCCTATCTATTAGGAGAGCATTATGGTGTACCTGTTGTTAATTTAGGCAGAGGTGGTGCTAGTAATTTTGAAATAGCATTTCAGCCATTACAAAGTGATACATATCAAAAGAATGAAACGTTTATGGGAGAATTTGCACCTAAGAATCCATTAGTAATTTTTGGCATAACAACAATGTACAGGATTCCTATGTTATTTCCTAAAGAAGGTGTAATGGGAACTATCTCATCAATACTACCAGAAGATTTTGGGCAACCGGGCACAAAGTCTAGATATGGATTTGATGACAAGGCATTTCTACCAATGGCTATGCAAATGTTAGCAAAGGATCAATACAATATTGCAGACTATCAAGCAGTAAAAATGATGGCTAGATTGCAAACACTTATGCCACATGCTACAGTTATGTGGGGTAGTATTCATACACAAACTTCAGAACCATATGTAGAAACTGATGGCAACATTGACCAAACAAAAACAGCCGGTATCGGATTTACAAAAGATATAGAAAGACTTAAAGATTATCATAACAGATTAAATGAAGAAGGTATAAAAAATATATGCTTTAATCAGGCTATGGACTGGTTGCCATTATCCACAGTACATCATACTACCAATGACGGCTGGAAAAACTTTATGCCTAGCGGTGACTATTTTATTAATGATGGACGGTTCGAAGATATGCGTAAGGACTTCCACCCAAACAGCAAAGGAATACAAAGATTTAGTGATGCTATGATAGATTGCATAGATTACTTTATTTCCTAGAATTAGGTAAATACATACAGTAGATAACTTATCTACATAATCGATTATATAGATATTGGAGTAACCAAATGGCAGACATTAATAATTTCGGATTGAAGGGCATTGCTAATTTAGTACAGTTCGGCAAACGCGGTTTAAAAATTCTCACAGACACATCAGCAAATGAATTTACATTCACTGATAATGATGGTTCTACTCTCGTTGAAGTTAAAGGTGCTGATGCATCTCAGGCTACAGCATTTCTTACAAAAGGACAATTTGATGCGGCAACTGGTACAGTTGCACAATACGTTAGTACTGAAGTTGCATTTGACACAGGTACTACAACATTGTTTGAGGCTCCGGTCAATAGCATGATTTATAGTGTTGCTATAGATGTTGGTAGTCCTTGGGTAAGTGCTAATGATAATACAACTATTATTGTTGGAGACGCTGGAGATACTGATAGACATTTTGGTTCGGGAGATGCTGATATGACGCAAACATTCCAATTTCAAAGTTCACATCAACACATTTATACATCTGCAACTAACGTTACAGCCACTATAGCGGCAGGTTCGGCATCTTCGGGTGTTGCTACCGTAACAGCGATTGTAATTGTACAAGCTGGAATTACTAGTGATATTGCTAGAGATTATGGTTCTGTTTAATAACTAGAGTATAAGTAGAAATAAATTTAAAGCACATCTTAGGATGTGCTTTTTTTTGGTTAAATATAAGGATAGTGATAAATACATACATAATGTTTAACATTTTTAGGAAAAAAAGAAGTATGAACAGAGATGCAGTTTTTGAACAATTAAAAATAGACGAAGGAGAAGTAAATGAAATCTATCTCGACCACCTCGGGTATCCCACCTTTGGAGTCGGTCACCTTATCCTCGAAAGTGACGAGGAACACGGAAGGCCAGTTGGAACTCCAGTTAGTGAAGAGAGAACACGGGCGTGTTTTCAAACAGACCTTGACATTGCCATCGGAGAGTGTGAGTTATTATACGAAGACGGGGTATTTGGAAAATTACCAGACGAAGTCCAACAGATTTTGGTTAACATGATGTTCAACATGGGAAGAACTAGATTAAGCAAATTTAAAAAAATGCACAAAGGTATACTTGCAAGTGATTGGAAAGAAGCCGCTGTAGAAGGTAGAGATTCTAGATGGCACAAACAAGTAACTAACAGGGCTGAAAGATTAATGGAAAGACTAGAGAAAGTATAATGCAAATAAATGATATCGTAGAAGGCAAGAGTAAAAGTAAGAAACCACAACTGCCAAAGCAGAATAATCCTGTAGCAAAACACTCACGCAATATGAGTGGTGCTGGTGCTCATACCACTAAAAAGGATTATGACAGGAAAGCATACGACATTAAGAATGATCCAAGTATGAACGAAGGTGAAGAAAGAAGTATTATACGTGATGCAGTAGTACAAAATTTAGTAGATACATTTGGTGAACAACCAGGCTTAGTTGCAGACAATCAAGAAGAACTTATAGCAAAAATGTATGCTGAATTAGAATCGATGTCAATTGAAGATGTAGTAGATACAGAAATGGAAGTAGGCGGACAACCAATTGGTAACTTTGCAAGTGGCAGAGTATTAGATGTTGTTAGTGCTAACGAAGTTATAGAAGACGCATTACAAAATGTAAACTTAGCAGATTTAGAAGAAGGTACATACGTTGCTAGAAAGAATGATGTCATTGATAGTATACTAAAGCAAATCAGAGACAAAGCAATAGATGACGATGAACTACTTAGACAACTAGCATCTATGATAAACAAAAAAGCAGATCCTAGACAACATAACAACCCAACAAACATGTGGCAGTTAGAGCCGCTAGAAGAAGGTGCTGGTCCAGATGAGATTAAAGCACAAATACAAAAATTACAACCTATTGCAGACAAATTAGAATATGGCCCACAAGAGGCTAGAGAGATTACTAAACAAATTAAGTATGCTGATACGCATATGACTATTATTAGTGAGCTTAACAGTTTAGCAGATAAACTAGGTATTGCAGAATCAGAACTAGACTACTACGAACGTCAAGTATTTGAAGCAAAGAACAAATTAGAATCTGCTTGTTATGAAATGGAAGAAATATTTCAAGACAAGTACAAAGAAGTAGCATACAAAATCGAAGAACTCGAAATGGACTTAGAAGACATCGAGTACGCAAAAAGAGAGCAGTAATGAATTGGTTATTAATATTAACACTAAAGTCTATACTTGGTAGCATCATTGGTAGCAGTTTTTACCAGTGGTTTAAGAATACTAAAGTAGGTGTTTGGTTCCAGGTAAAAATGGACAACACAATGGAATGGGTAGCACAGAGATACGATATTGAAATTGCTACTAGAGAAGAAAAGTGGTTAGCACAGTATCCATTACTTGCAAAAAGATTAGTCACTCTTGAGAAAGATGTTGCTAAAATCAAAAAGTCCAAATAATTTCTAATTAAAACTATTTTTAAATAAATAAATACATCAATTACAACACTGATGTATGTGTTGTCACTTCGGAGAGAGATGGCAAAAGCGGCAAAAAAATCCAATAGACAAAGTAGTAGAAAATCTAGTAGTCAGGGCAATGGAGGACGTGGTAGACGTTGTAAGATATCAACATCAACTATGAACAAATCGAAAAGACTATCTACAAAGAAGTACAGAGGTCAAGGGAGATAACAATGCCAGTAAAATTCGGTCCATCAATGAAGAAGTTTGAAAAAGGTAGTCGTACAAAGTTCTATATGGAGCATGACTACATCAAAGCAAAATCAAAAGAATTCTTAATAGAATATATCAACAAACCCAAAGAAGATACTGTGCCTAAAAGACGTATCAAATGTATCAAAGAACTAGAACGTAGAGGCATAGACATTAATTGGGTACCTAAAACACAAGAAGAAAATACCTAAAAAATATTGAAAAGTGATAAATAGTTTTATGAAACTATTTTCTTTTTTTAACGAATCATTCCAACACTATACTGTTAAGCATAAACCTAGTGGTAAAACTTATAAAGTTACTGCTTTGTCACAAGCAAGTGCTAAAACTAAAGCCGCTGTACAACACGGTGGTAGAAGTGCAAGTGCATTTTCAGGTACATCAGATGACCAATTTGAGATAGAAGAAGGAAAATCCCCACATAAAAAAGGTACTGCAAAGTACAAAAAACATATGGCGGCTATGCATGCCGAAGAAGTTGAAGTAGACGAAGTAGCAGGTGCTAAAGATTGTTGGGACGGTTACAAGAAAGACGGTACTCAGGCTGGAACAGGCAAGAACAAAGGCAAACGTGTTAATAAATGCGTTAAAGAAATGGATCAAGATGACGTAGACTTAGGTCCAACTTGGGAAGATGATTTAGAAGCGGCATTAGATGGCTACCCAGAACACTTACACGACACAATCAAAGATGGTGTATGTCCTGAATGTAGTGGTAATGGTTACATGGATGGCGACTACGAAAATGAAGCCGGTGAAGAGAATGACGAGTGTAGTGGCATGTATAACTATGATTGTGATGAAGGCGAAATCAGAGACAATACTTGGGCAGATGAATTAAAACGTAAAGAACCTAAACAACCAGCACCAAGCAAAGAACAAATTATGAAGATACTTCCACGTTTACATGATGACTATGTAAAGACAGGAAGATACAATGCATTTGCATTAACAGACATACTTAAACAAATGTATCCAGAATTAAATAAAAGAGAAGCAAGTGGTTATGTAGCGGACTTCTTATCAAACTTCAAA